GGAGCCACCACGGGCAATAAGGTCATGGTGTTCGCGGCCCCCGTCACGCTCACGCCCGGGATCTACTGGGTGGGCGCGCGAACCGACATCGGAACCGTGGCGAAGTGGGGCGGCTTCGGTGCATCGGCGTCCATTTGGGGCAACGCAGTCACCACGGATATCAACCTCTGGACGCAAGCCCACGTAGCCATTTCCGCGAACCTCGGCACGTATGCCGCGCCGACGGCCACGCTGAGCGGCTGGACGTACACCGGCAACTACGGGCCCATCTTCAAGCTCAGGAAGGCGTGACATGGGCACGCAAGTAGTCCGTAACGGCGTCATCCGCGAGTGGTGGAACGACGACACCACCGCGGTCGCCGACCCGCCCAACGCGAACATCCCCGCGCGGTCGGTGCGCCTCTACGGCGCCGACGGCACCGTCGCCTCGACGCGCGCCTACACCGCCGCGGAGAACGCCGCCGCGGATGCCGCCGCGACCACGGCGCTCTACGCCGTCAACGAGGCGGCACTCCTCGCGAAGGTGCCGGCGGCGCTCGCCGCGAACGCCACCTATCTCGCGCTCGGCGCCCCGACCGTCGCTCAGAATACGACGCAGATCCAGCGGTTGACCCGCCAGATCGACGCGCTCATGAAGCTGCGCGCCAACGACCTCGCCGATACCTCGGGGACGTGACGATAGGATGCGACCATGACCAATGCCCCCGACGACCTCGACACGCTGCGACGCGATCTGGAGCGCGCGCTCGGCATCATCGACGCGAAGCGTGACGACTACATCCGCGGCCGCGAGTACTACGACGGCACGCGCGCCGAGGTGTTCGCGTCGGCCATGGTCCGCAAGATCCTCACCGGCACCGCCGAGGTCACCCCGATCAGCTTGGCGCACATTCCCGTCGACGTCATCGCCGACAAGGTCGAGCTCGCGAGCCTCACCGCCACGCCGGCCACCGCGGCGACCGCGTTGCAAACCGTCGTCGACACCAACGACCTTGAGGACGAGGCCGACGACCTCATTCGCAAGGCGTGCTATTTCGGCGACTACTACGGCATCGTCGACCCCACCGTCGAGACCGACGTCGGCAAGATCGACGTCGAGGGCATCAAGGTCGTCGGCTCGTCGCCGCTGACGACCGTCATGGTCTACGACCCGAAGGATCAGCGCACCGCGCTCTACGGCGCGAAGGTCTGGAAGGATGGCAAGCGCTGGCGCGCGTTGCTCTTCTACAACGACTTCACCGTCGCTCTCACCACCCTCGACGTGGCCGATAACACCGACCCCCAGCCCGAGGCCTTCGAGCCCGACCTCGGCCCCGAGGAGACCGAAGCCGACCGCGACCACTACACCGAGCACCCCGGCGGGCGGCTCCTCCTCCATCACCTCGCGATCGACTCGAAGCCCTATGGCACGCCGATCCACCGCAAGGCGTGGGGCCCTCAGGATGCCGTCACCAAGATCAGTGCCACGAACCTCACCAACGTCGACGGTCAGGGCTTCGCGTCGCGCTGGGCGCTCGCCGACCCGCTCGCGGAAATCGACGACGACATCGACGACGACTTCGGCGACGCGGGGCCCGACACCTCGGGCAACCCTCCCAGCGACGGGCAGACCACCGCGACGAGCGGCGCCTCGCGCGTGCGCTCGGTCCCCGGCGCCATCAACATCCTCCGCGGCATCAAGGCGGTCGGCCAATTCGAGGCCACCCCGACCGAGCACTTCCTCAAGAATCTCGACTGGTACGTGCGCGTCATGGCCGTTGCCACGGGCATCCCCTTCTTCGAGTTCGACCTCAACGGGGAACAGCCGAGCGGCGAGTCGCGCCGGCGCGCGGAGGGCCGCGCGAACAAGAAGGCCGCCAAGGTCAAGCGCGCCGCCGGCGCCTTCTTCGATGGCATCGGCAAGACCGTGCTCGCCATCCTCGAAGTCCCCGAGGCGACCGTGCAGTCGACATTCAACCCGAGCGAGACCTCGACCGACAAGGATGGTCTGGAGCTCGTCGGCCTCAAGGTCGCGCAGGGCGTGCCGATCGCGCAGGCGCTTCTTGAGGCGGGCTACGCCGACGAGCAAGTCGCCGAGTGGTTCCCCAAGGGCAAGCCGCACGTCACCCCGGCCACGCTCGCCATCCTCGCGACGGCGCTGCAACAGCTGGGGCAGGCCAAGACCCTCGGCGTCATCACCGACGAGGAGCTTCGCGACATGCTGCCGACCATCCTCACCGCCGCGCGCGGCGAGGGCGGCACCGTCGTCCCGGTCAACCCCGCCGGCCTTCCCGTCGCCCCGCCGGCGGCGTAGCCGATGAGCGCCGAGGCCGCCCTCGCGCGGCTCGAAGCGCGAGTGCTCGGCATGGGTGACCTTGCCCGCTGGCTCGCGACCGTCGACACGCTGCGCAAGCTCCTCGCCATGGGCGACCCTGACATCGCCAACCTCGTGCTCGTGCTGAGCTCGCCGAACATCGAGGCCGCGGTCGTCGCCGCCACCCTCGACGCATTCCAGCTGGGCGCCGGTGACGCGCTGCGCATCGTCGAGGCGGCCGGCTACGAGGACGTCGTCAACCGCGGCCGCCCCTCGCTCGCCGCGCGCGAACCGTCGCGGGGCCTCGACCGGCTCGGCGTCAAGGCCATCGAGGACGCGCGCCGGCTCATCGCCGGCGGTGCCACCATCGAGGCGGTGCTCGCGCCGATCTTCGCCCACGCGACGAGCGTCCGCGCCCGGATCAGCGACGCCATCACCCGAGCCGGCAACGAGGGCGCCACCGCCATCGCCGACCGCGTCGGCCTGCCGACCGTCTGGGTGGCCGAGACCAACGCATGTGTCACATGCCTCGCCTACTCGGGGCGCACCACCAAGCCCGGCGAGCTCTTCCCCGCCGGCAAGACCTACGGCAAGCGCTCCACCGTCGCCGAGCCGGTCAGCGTGCCGCCGGCGCATCCGCACTGCCGCTGCACCGTCGAGCCGCTCAACGATCCGAGCTACGCGGCCGCGCTGCGCCGAGAAGCCGACCGCTCGGTGCTGCGCGGCTTCTCGCTGCCGAGCGAGTCGATGGCCGTGCGGATCGACGCCGCGCAACGCCTCCTCAACCGCGGCGTCACCGCGCCCAAGAGCGTCATCGCGTATGCCCGTCGCCAGATCAAGGCCGGCGCATTCCCAACCCGTGGCCGACCCCAGTGATATCATCCGAGCACGGCAACCGCCCACCCCGAGAGAAGGATTGACCCATGGACAACCGACACAAGCTCGCGCTCCCGTACTGGGCCCGCCCCGGCATTAGCCTCTTCGCCAAGAAGGTCGACGACGAGGACGAGGGCGGCAACGAGGTCGACGAGGACGACGACGACGAGGACGACGAGGACGACGAGGACGAGGACGACCTCGGCGAGCTCACCGAGGACGAGCTACGCGCCGAGCTCAAGAAGACCCGACAGTCGCTGAGCACCGCGAGCGGCTCGGCCAAGGTCAAGCGCGACAAGATCAAGAAGCTCAACGCCGAGCTCGCGGAGGCCCGCAAGCCGAAGCCGCCGGCCAAGCGCACCGGCGCCACCGACGACGACGAGAAGCCCGACGTCGAGGCTATCAAGGATGCCGCGAAGGCCGAGGCCCGCGCGGAGAGCGACGGGCGCATCCGCAAGCTCGCCGTCCGCGCCGAGCTCAAGGCCGCCGGCATCCCCGCCGATCAGGCCGGCCGGCTCATCGGCCTCGTCGACCTCGACGCGCTCGACGTCGACGACGACGGTGAAGTCGAGGGCCTCGACGAGGCGATCGACGAGCTCAAAGCCGCGTGGCCGCAGCTGTTCAACGTCAAGCCGATCCGCCGCGCCCGCAAGAGCGTCGCCGGCGGCGGGGACGACAAGCCGCCGCGCGGCAAGCTCTCGCCCTCGCAGATTCAGGCGGCTCGAGCGACCGGCAAGCGCGCCGGCTAATCACGAATCCCGCTCGCGATCTGCTAGCATCCCCGGTAAGGCCCCCTCGGCCCACACTCGGCAACGAGTACGGCTCAACCTCCAGCGGTTCGAGCGGCATTCGCTCGTAGCCCGTCTGGGCAGAAGGGGGCCTTACTCATGGCTCGCAATGACATTGACGGGACCGGCTGGCTCGTCGAAAACCGTGACTCCGCCGTCGTCAAGGCGTTCGCGCACTCCTCCGCATGGGAGAAGGCGACGCGGCACATCAACATGACCGCGAACACCGTCCGCATCCCCCGCATCGAGGACATGGACGTCGACGTCATCCCCAAGGGCAGCGCCTACGGTGAGGACGCCTCGACCGCCGACACGATCGCGCTGAGCGCGGCGAAGTTCGGCAAGGCCCTCCGCATCGCCGAGGAGGACGTCGACGACGAGAAGCTCGCCGACTTCCTCGACCTCAAGAAGCAGTCCGCCGCGTCGAGCTTCGCCAAGAAGTTCGACAACGCCGCCATCGGCACGAGCGCCGCGGACAACAACACGACGGTCCCCTTCACGTCGCTCTATCGGGCGCTCACCACGGCCGACGCGACCACGAGCTACACCGCCAACGCCAACGTCGTGACCGCGACCGTGGCGCAGACCGCGGCCGCCGGCCTCTACGCGCGGATCAGCGCGCTCCTCGGCGTCGCCGAGGGCAGCAACTTCTACGACGAGGCCGAAATGAGCTTCATCGCTCACCCCTCGCTCAAGGGTCTGCTGCGCCTCGTCGTCGACGGACAGGGCCGCCCGATCTTCTACAGCGACGTCAACGGCCAGTCGGTCGTCGACCGCCTCTTCGGCATCAACGTGTACTGGAGCAACGGCTCGGTCGTCACCGCGACCGCGCTCACCGTCT